CGGTGATGCCAGGGTCTTCGGTGATGCCAGGGTATACGGTGATGCCTGGGTCTCCGGTGATGCCAGGGTATACGGTGATGCCGGGGTCTTCGGTGATGCCAGGGTATACGGTGAAGCCTGCCACCTGGAAATCGGGCCTATTGGATCACGGGATGATACAATTACCTTCACCAGGGACAAAAAAGGGGGTATCCATGCCGCAATCGGCTGCTTCTTCGGGACGCTGGCAGAGTTCCGGGAAAAGGTTGGAAAGACCCATGGTGAAAATGTACACGCCCAGGCGTATCTGCTGGCGGCACAGCTTGCGGAACTGCGTATTGATACAACACCGGTCGATGATGGCCAGGAGCAGTTGGATAAGGAGACTGAGAACGATGGAAAATAAACCTGAAAAATGCGCAACCTGCAAGCCGCTGACCAACGGCGACAAAATCCGGGCTATGACGGACGAAGAGTTGGCGACACTGATAAGCGGCGGTGACCATATCTGCGATAGGATACCTGAGTGGGTGTGTAAAGGGGCCAAATGCTTTGATTGCTGCCTTGCGTGGCTCCGCTCCCCGGTGGAAGAAAGCCATGAATGACTTGGAGCAAATGGCAATCGAACGCCTGAAAGCTGCCTCTGATATGTCCCTCATGGCCTATCAGAAGCCATTGGTGATTTGCGTTTCCGGCGGAAAAGATTCCGGGGTTATCACCGAGCTTGCGGTGCGCTCCGGCATTCCTTGCGAGTTTTTGCACAGCCACACAACCGCTGATGCCCCGGAGACGGTGCGGTTCGTCCGAAGTGAGCTCAAGCGGCTCGAGGAACTGGGCTATAAATGCACGGTTAATATGCCTACTTACAAAGGCCAGAGGGTATCCATGTGGAGCCTGATTCCGCAAAAGCTCATGCCGCCTACACGGCTGGTGCGCTACTGCTGTTCTGTGCTGAAAGAAACAGGAGGGGCAGGGCGGTTTATCTGCACCGGGGTTCGTTGGGCTGAATCCGTATCCAGAAAAAACAACCGTGGAATCTACGAAAAGCTAGGAAAAACGAAGCAAGAAAACATCATTCTTGTAAACGATAATGACGAAAAGCGGATGCTTTTTGAAAATTGCCGCCTGAAAGCGAAGCGGGTCGTGAACCCCATTATCGACTGGACAAACGAGGATGTATACAGCTTTTTGGAGGATGCCCAATGCCCTATGAACCCGCTTTACGCAGAGGGGCAACGCCGGGTTGGCTGTATCGGATGCCCGGTGGCTGGCAAAAAAGCCCGTGAAGTCGAGTTCGCCCGGTGGCCGAAGTACAAAAATCTCTATCTGCGGGCATTCGATAGGATGCTAGAAGAACGCAGACGGCGTGGAAAGCTGGATGGTTCGTGGCGTATGGGAACCACCGCCGAAGATGTGTTCCGCTGGTGGATGGAATACGATGTGCTGCCGGGACAGATGGGGATGGAGGATTTTATGGAAACGGAGGAAGTATGAAAGTTTTGATAGCCTGTGAAGAATCACAAACCGTTTGCAAGGCGTTCCGGGCAAAGGTCAGAAGCAAGACCTTCCCAGGGATTGCAAAAGCTATGGCGGAACAGTGGGGATAATACAAGCCCGGGGCAACCCGGGCGGGAAGGAGATAACATGGACGAATTCAAATTGAAGCCCTGCCCGTTTTGCGGGGGCGAGGCAGAGATAAACGTTGACCGTGAAGCGGTCGAAGATACGGAAAAACGGCATTGGGCGTATACCGTGGTATGCAGAAGGTGCTGCGCAACATCTGGGCTTACATATCTGCCCGAAAAAGCGCGTGAAGCTTGGAACCGGAGGGCTGAACATGGCTAAAGCGGTACTTATCAGCATTCGCCCGGAGTGGGTGGAAAAGATTCTCAGCGGGGAAAAGACGCTGGAAGTCAGAAAGACCCGTCCGAAACTGGATACGCCGTTCAAGTGCTATATTTACGAGACACAAGGAAAGAGCGATACCCCATGGATTGACGAAGACGGGCACATGATATTCCGTGGGCGCGGGAGGGTTGTCGCAGAGTTTACTTGCACGGGCATCGACAAAATCAAACTGGAAAACGAACCGTATGGAACCTATGACATTGACGATGATTATGTTCTAAAAACGTGCCTGGTAAATGGGGCCATGTGGGACTACGGCAAGGGGCAGACGCTTTACGGCTGGAATATTTCAGATGTTCGTATTTTCTACCCGTTGCCTATGGAACTTGACGATTTTACCGGTGTACGGGCCTCTGGTGTCTGGCTTGAGCGATACAAAATTAAACGCCCGCCCCAGAGCTGGTGCTATGTGGAGGAATTGAAATGAGTGATTACATAAGCCGGGAGGCGGCGATTGCTTATATCCGCGAGCAGTCCGAAGAAATGAGCAAAGCATTTGAAGAGCTGGGTGGTGAAAGCGGAATCTATGCCGATGCCTATAACGATTTGGCCGAGGACTTTCACAGAATCCCAGCCGCCGATGTGGAGCCGGTGCGGCATTGTAAGTGGTTGAGAAACGACTATGACTGGAACAGCCTTACAACATATCGATGCACAGCCTGTGGCGAAGAATTTTGCTTTGAAATTGATGAAGATTTGCCGCTGCTGAATTATAACTACTGCCCAAACTGCGGCGCTAAAATGGATTTGGAGGACAACCATGAAAATTGACCGAGCAATTGAAATCCTTGACCCGGAACACCGGGAGAATTATGACGGCATGGACGAGGTGAACGAGGCCTGCCGGATGGGTATGGTGGCGTTGGAGCGGACAAGGTGGATTCCGTGCGGCGAGAGGCTGCCGGAGATAGGTGTCACGGTGCTGACGCTTGATAAGTACAAGCACATCGCAAGCCGCACGCGGAAATCTTATGTGGGCGGTACACCGTATTTTTACCCGGACGGACTTGAACCCGGCAGACATATCACCCACTGGCAACCCCTCCCGGAGATGCCGGAGGAAGGAGGTGCGGGGAATGCGGCTGATTGATGCTGACGAACTCAAGGGAAAGGCGTTTGCTGACCCCGACGATGGCGAACATTTTGTTTATTGCCAGGATATTGATAAGGCTCCAACCGTGGATGCCGTGCCGGTGGCGCGGTTCCAGGAGCGCGAGAAAGCCGTCGTCCAGCTTCGGAAGAAGTGGCAGGATGCCGAAATGTTCATTTGTACCATGTGCGGTCATTTTGACCACAATATAGTCGGAAATATTGTCTACGGGAACAAGAATTGTGGTGAGATCGTCGGCTACCCCTGTTGTAAGAAGTTTACCCCACGGATGCCGCTGCCTGAACCGCCGAAGGAGGAATAAGGATGGTCGCACTTGAAGAATTCGCATTGTTTCTTGGAAGGCGCTTTATGATGCTCGGCGGGTTTGCTTTCGTGCTTTTACTGGCAGCTCTGATTATCTATGTCGTTTTCCGAGCCTGGTGTAAGGCGATTGTTGCGCTTTGGGTCACCAGGGATGTAAACAGCCGCATTCGTGAATACACAAGAAACAGGGAGAAGTTTCTGGAATGGCTGGCAAAGGGGAACGAAAAAAATGAACAGTGAACTCACATACATGGACTGTTGGCACTTTATCGCCCCGCTGATTCCGGTGGACACGGATTTCACAATGGACATATACGTCATGGTGTTTAATGCACTGAAAGAAGCGGAGAAAAAGCGGATCGCAGAAAAGAAAAAGGGGAAGGAGTGAGCTGGTGTTAAATCACATTGCGATTATGGGGCGGCTGGTGCGAGACCCGGAGCTGCGGCGGACGGGGAACGGAACTGCCGTGGCTAGCTTCTGTGTGGCGGTTGACCGGGACTTTTCCGGTGACGGGCAGAAGGAAGCGGACTTTATCAACTGCGTGGCCTGGCGGCAGACGGGAGAGTTTGTTTCCAAATACTTCACCAAGGGAAAGCTGATCGCCGTGTCCGGGCGGCTTCAGATGCGGAGCTACACGGACAAGGACGGCAAAAAGCGGACGGCGGCGGAGGTGGTGGCGGATCACTGCTACTTCGGCGGGAGCAAGCAGGACGCCGACAACCAGAGCGGCGGGAATCCGGCGCAGAGCCAATATCCATATCAGCCGCCATACATGCCGCCGGAGCCGGAAAACAACTTCGCCTTGCTGGAAGGCGACGACGAGAAGCTGCCCTTCTGAGGTGGCGGCATGAAGCGAAATCTGCCAAAGCACCCGTGCAATGGGTGTATTTACCTGGAAGGCTACTACGAGCAGAGCGCAACGTGCGACTATTACCTGATAACCGGCAAGCGAAGGCCATGCGAGCCGGGGCCGGGGTGCACGGTGCGGCGGGAGACCCGGAAACGAAATGTTAAGCGAAAAGAAAGTTCGGATCATTCCTAGATTTCCGGGAATTTGTTTGCTACAATAAGCAAAAAGCGAGAGCTTAGAGCCGGTGCTTGCCGATGGGCAGCACTGGCTCTTTTTTGATACAAAGGGGGAAACAGGGATTGCTTTTGCAAAAATACGTCATTCCGCTTGACCCACGGACGAAAAAAAACAGTCACCGGATTGTGGGGTGCGGAAAACGATGCCCGGTGTGCGGAAAGTACGCCAGGCAGTTTGTGAAAAACGGAAAGACAACCACAGAATACGCCTTTCAGGCGGCGCAGTATCTACACCCAAAGCCGGAAAGCCCCATTGCCGGTCAGGTGCGGCTGGTATACCGGCTGTACACCGGAACCTGGCACAGGAAGGACGACCTGAATTTATATGAAGCACTGGACGACATTCTGGTGAAGGAGGGCATTCTCCAGGATGACAACCGGAAGATCATCCGGAGCCGGGACGGGAGCCGGGTGCTATATGACAAGGAGAACCCACGGGCGGAAATCTACATATTTGACTACCGGGAGGAGGAAGACAATGAGCTCGGACATGAGAATGTTTACGGTTGACCGGTTTCTGGGTCTGCGGGAAAGCGGGGACGGAGACACGGAGCTGGAAATGGGCACGGCAAGTAAAATGGAAAACTTCTACATCACGGACGACTACAACCTGCGGCTTCGGCCTGGGGCGGTACGCTTTGACAGCTTCGGGGACATCCTGGGGGTTTGGTCTGGTTCCGTGGGTGGGAAGAACCTTCTTATTGTGTGCGACTTCCAGGGAGGCGCAGACCGGATAACCTGCATTGAAGAGGATGTATCCGGGAACACGGTAAAAAGGGCGCAGAGCGGCGCACTGGGGCTGACAGCGAAAGAAAACAGCTATGTGAGCATCTTCGACTTCGGCGGGGACATCTACATTTTCAGTGCCGGAAAGTGCCTGGTATACGGCGGCAAAAAATTCACGGAAGCGGAGGCCTACATTCCCACGGTGCTTGCGGGGGCCTCCCCGGCGGGCGGCGGAACCAGCATGGAGCGGATCAACCTTCTGTCCCGGTACCGGAAAATCACCTACAGCGCAGACGGAGAGAGTACAAAATTTGTGCTTCCTCCGGAGGCGGCGGAGGTAACGCTCATCGGCGTGGATGGGCAGAGCCATGCGCCTGGCGTCATGGGAAGCTTTGCCCCGGAGAGCCAGACCTTCACCTTCACGTCCGCACCGATCAAGGGTGTGGGGAACGTAGAGATCACCTACGGCATTGACGCAGAAGCGGCGGAAACGGCGCGGATGCAGATCATCCGCTGCCGCCTGCATGAAAGCTACAACGGTTCCACGGACACGAGACTTTTCGCCGCCGGGAACGGAACAAACCTATGCTACTACACCAGCCCCACCCTGAACGGAGAGACCACCGCCATGTACTTCCCGGCACTGAACGAGGTAAGCGTGGATATTTCCGCTTCGGAAATTACGGGTCTTCGGCGGCACTACTCAAAGCTGCTGGTTTTCAAGCAGGATGAGACCTTCTGCATTTCCTACGAACCGGTGACGCTGACGGACGGAACCACCACGGCGGGCTTTTACCTGCGGTCTGTGAACGACACCTTCGGCTGTGACGCTGTGGGGCAGGTGCAGACGGTGAACAACTACCCCCGGACGCTGAACAAGGGCGGGGTGTATGAGTGGCGGCTGAAGGCCAGCTTTGCCAGAGATGAGCGGTACGCGGTGCTGGTATCGGATGCCATCGGTCGAACCTTGCAGGACGCTGACCTGAGAAAGGCGGTGACCTTCGATGACGGCGTGGAAAAGACCTATTATGTTTTTTTGAACGACAGTCAGGGCACGGTGGCGGTGAACCGGTATGAGCTGGGAAAGGACGGCGGTCTGTGGCTGCTGTACCGGGGCGAGGTTTTCCGGAATGTAACCCGGTGCGTAAGCTTCGGAAAGAAGCTGGTATTCTTCACGGACACGGAAGCCTTCACCCTGAGCCGGTACGCACACATGGACGCACTGCCGAAAGAAGGTTCGGCGGCAATCCCGGCGATCTGGGTATCCGGAAATATGAGCTTTGGGGCGGACTTCCGGCGGAAATACAGCAGCTATCTGTACTTCTCCATCCTGCCCCAGGCCAGCACGAAGGTGACGGTGACCGCCGAAACCGACCGGCGGGGGGACTACCTGGACAAGGAAACGGAAATCTCTGTTTTCGACTGGCTGAACACGAACTTCCGGACATGGACATTTGCGACCAACGACCGACCCAGCATTCACCGGGTGCGGCTGAAGGTGAAGAAATTTATCTATTACAAGGTCATTATCAAGATCACGGAACCGGGAGCGGTGGGAACGGTGCGGGGCTTTGACCAGCAAATCCGGTACGCTTCCATGGCAAAGTAAGGAGGAAAGCCAATGGTAACGGTGCAAGAAGTGTTTGACATGGCAATTCATCTGATGGACGAGCAGCGGGAGACGGACGGCTCCACCATGACGGTGGACACCGGGGAATACAAGTACCGGACGACCTCCATTCTGAACACGGTGATTCCGAGAATCGCCAAGTACTCCCGGCTGGAAGAAGAGGACGACGTTCCGCTGCTGAGCAACCTGAATTTCAAGAACCCGAACTTTACCCAGGCCATCCGGCTGGACGATGGTCTGGCCATGTCGCTGCTGCCGCCCTACCTGGCGGCGGAGCTATTGAGCGCGGAAAATGACACCCTATCTGCCTGGTTCATGAACCAGTACCGGGAGGCACTGAACGACATGCGGAACAATGCGGACGGATCCTTTGAACCGATTCCGCTGCCCTACGGGACGTTTTAAGGAGGCGGAACCATGCCCACAATCAAGGATACGGCGGCAACCTCTGCCCTGAACGAGGATAAGTACATCAACAAACTATATGGGAATTCCGGCACGGCGCAGAAGGACATGCTGACCGGGAACCTGGGGCAGAACAACGCTGCCCTGGACGAAGCCAAGCAGCAGGTGCAGCAGCAGACCCAGACCCACCTGGCCAGAACCCGGGTGGAGGCAAACCAGATGGGAAAGAATTTCCAGACCCGGCCGATGAGCCAAGGGGGAGGACAGCAGGCGGCACTATCCCAATGGGGACAGCGCAGAACGGACGTGAACGCCCTGGAAGGCAAGCAGGCCAATGCCGACTATGAGATCGAGCGGCAGAGAAAGCTCCTGGGGGAGCAGTACGCCTCTGCCATCAAGCAAGCACAGGCCAACAACGACATGGAGAAAGCCCAAGCCCTGTATGAGGCTGCCAAGGCGGAGGAAAACCAACTGCTGGAACTGCGCAAGCAGGGGGCAACGCTGCTTTCCGGCAAGGGAGACCGGTCTGCCATGGATGCCCTGGCCAACGGGGAACTGCCCAAGCGGGACACCGCCGGTGAAAGCTGGGCGGAGGTGCTGCAAAACGAGGGAGCCGTGAATCCGATTTACGACGCGAAGCAGCAGGCGGCGGAGGCGGCGGCGCAGAGCCAGTATGCCCAGAAGCTATCCGAGCTGGAGGCACAGCGGCGGGCACAGCAGCAGCAGACGGACGGAAGCCTGACGGGGGCTTATGTGGATGCCCTGCGAAACGCCATGAACTATCAGGAAGTACAGGGAGCCTATGGTCAGGGAAGCGGCGTAGCGGCGCAGGCGGCTCTTGCCCGGGACGCTGCCTTGCAGCGGAAGCTCACGGAGCTGAGAGGGGTACAGGCGGCGGCGGATGCCACCAGCGGCATGGCCGGGGTACAGGCAAGGGCGGACTACGGCAAGGGAATCGCCGACAGCCTGGAAGGCGTGAACGCGGAGCGAAACAAGGCACTGTTTGACGCTGCAAGCAAGGAACAGCAGAAGCTTGTGGATTTGCAGAAGTTCGTGGGAGAAGACCTGGCCAAGAGAAAGCGGGACTACACCATGCTGGGCAAGCTCTACGGCCTGACGGACGAACAGATCGGGAAGCTGAACGCCCACGGAAGCCCCGGAACGAGCAAGAGCTGGCAACGGTTCCTTCGGGATCAGCAGAAGAAGGGAAAGCTGGGCAAGAATAACAGCGGCGGCGGAAGCTACGACGTAAGCGAGAAGGACATCATGTGAGGTGATACGGTATGGCAGGAAACCAGAGCGCATGGAGAAACAGGCCTGTAGACCTGACAAAAAATACCCTGAGCGACGGACGGGATTTGTCCAGCGGCAGGCAGGAAGACGGCGAAGAAAAGAAGAAAAAGAAAAAGTCCACAATAACCTACAACCCGGATGGAACGGCTACCGTAACGGGGGTCAACAGCCGGGCGGAGGCAATCGAGGCCTACCGGGCTGACCGGGAAAAGACCCAGGACAAGGGGATGGAGGAATACAAGAACGCCATCAAGCAGTACCAGCTGAAAACCGGGAAGACGGTGGACAGCCCGAACGCCGTGACGGCGGCAGACCGGCTCTGGAACCGGGGAAGCAACGCCCCGAAGAAGGATGCCTACACGGACACCACCCGGAGGATCGTGGAGGCCAGACGGAACACCAAGCAGAAAAAGCAGGAGCTGGAGGACTACGAGCAGGAACGCAAGGAGACCCGGGCGGAAGACTGGAAGAACGCCTACCAGAAGGCACAGGCGGAAACATCGGCAGCAGCTCCAATGGAGGGGATTTCCGATGAGGACGCACTGATCCAGCAGATTCAGGAGACCAATCGGAAGGCACGGCAGAACTATGACCAGGAGCTAAACGAGAAGAAGGCGGCGGTTTCTCAGGCGGAGCGGGAGCAGAACCAGGCCACCATGGAAAGCGGACTGGACAGCATTTCCCGGCTTTCCGAGGAAGGCCAGAAGAAACTGGACGAATACAACTACCGGAAGGACACGGCTTCCGACCCGCTGGCTACCGGCCTGCCTGAGCTGGAAGCCTGGTTTGCCGAAAACGAGCACCTGGACGCGGAAAGCCTGGAGAAGCTGGCAGAGGTACGCAGACGGGAAACCAATGCCCAGAAGGCCGCCGAACAGCAGCAGGCGGCGCAGGAAGCGGCAGACAAGCACCCGATCTGGAACAGCACACTGACTGTCCCGGCGAACCTGATAGGCGGCTCCATGGCAAGTCTCGGCTATCTGGGAGAGGCACTGAACGGAACCGGACAATTTACCGACCTTGACCCATATAACCAGGGAACCCAGCTGCAAAACTGGTCTGGAGCCGTGCGCGGCGAGGTAAAGCAGAACATCGTCGGAGACGGAAGTAACCCCCTGCGGGCAATTGCCGGGGGAGCCTACGACGTGGGAATGGGCATGGCGGACACCGGGGCACGGATCGCTCTGGGTACGCTCACCGGCGGCGGCTCCCTGGTGGGTGCGGGCATTGCGGGCGCAAACACCTTCGGCAGTGCCATGCAGTCGGCGGCAAACCGGGGAGCAAACGCTGACCAGGCGCTTCTATACGCCACCGCAAGCGCAACGGTGGACGCGCTGACGGAGAAAATCCCCCTGGACAATCTAATCAGCATTTCCACGGCGAAGGGCGGCGCCGGATATATCCTGAACTTCCTGCGAAGCATGGGCATTGAGGGCGGGCAGGAAGCGGCCTCCCAGCTGGCGAGCCTGTTTTCGGATGCGGCAATCATGCGAGACAAAAGCGAGCGGAATCTGGAAGTTGCCCAGATGATGACCATGAACCCGAACATGAGCCTGGAGGAAGCTCAGGCCATTGTGGACAGGGGAACGGTGAACGACATCCTCTACTCCATGATCGTCTCCGGGCTTGCCGGAGGTTTCAACAGCCTGGTGGCCACGACCAAATACAAGCTTGCCAACCGGGGAGAAAACGCAGACGTTCCGGAAGCCGCCGCACAGAACCCCCAGGAACAGCCTGCCCAGGCGGCGGCAGAAGCCCCGGACGGCGAAAAGGCCGCACCGCTTGACGGGGAGCAGATGGCAAGAGCACTGGCAGGCCAGGAGCAGCCAGCGAGAGCGGGGGATTTACTGGCAGATTCGGAAGCGGAATTTGACAAGGCCTTTGACCGGGTGATGAACCAGGAAAGCCAGAAACCGGAGAGCCAGCCGGAAGCACCGAAGGCGGACACGGAAATGGACAGAAGGGCAAAAATGGCTCTGGGGATGGAGGACGGGCAAGGTTCGGCGGAGCCTGCGGCGGAGCAAAAAAACGCCGCCGGAAGCGGCGGCGTTTGGAACAAATTAAGAAGTTACAGCCAAGAGCAGATCGAGAACTGGAAATCCAGCAAGCGGATTGTGCTTTGCGACAGCATCGACCAATTCAAACAGTTCGTCAAGAATGCGCTTTCCGGAGAGGAAAAAACAAACAAGAAGATGTACTTCGGCGCAATTGGAGACGAGCTGGCCTCGGATATTTCCAAGTCCACAGGGCTTGACGTTGACGGGTATAATCTCACCTTGGGGGAAGACGAAATCCGAAAAATCAAGAAAAGCCACGGGGACGAAAGCAAAGAGGCACCTAGGGGGCAAAGAGCGGTAACAGAAGCGGATTATATCGCAATCCCGGACATTGTACAAAACGCGGATTCCATTAAACGCTCGGACAGCGACTACAACGGGAAACCGGCCATCGAATTCAGAAAAGCAAATGGTAATGAAACGACGACGGTGGTCGCCGTAGTTTCTGACAAGCGGCTTGACGTATTTGTGCAAACGGAATATGTAAACAAAAAAGCCGGGAGCATAGCCACCCCGGAATCTGTACAAGCCGATTCCTTTACGTCCGAAACGCCTGGTGGGACTGCTCCCAGCTCGGAAGCAACGTCCGCCGGGGGAGCTACTTCCAACACGACTATACAGCAAAACGTTTCGGAAGTCAATAGGCTTTCTGATAGTGCACAAGCGGCGGACAGCCAGGGCATGTCCACACAAGACGGACAGCCCCCAGTCCAGAACGCACAGCAGCAGCCCCAGGCGCGGAACACACAGCCGGTACCGCAGCCGAAAGTCCAGAACGAACAGCCGGTACAGCAGCAAGCCGCACCGCAGGAAATGCCACAGGAAGCCCAGGAAGGGGCGCAGAGGGCAGAAACGAACGGACAGGCACAGACACCGGACGGCTATGTTCCCGGCGCACAGGCAAGCGCAGAGGGCAAGACGATGAAGTCCAAGAGCTTCACCAACAGCGGCCTGAGAGGAACGGACAACGACATCCGGGAAAGCTACAAGGGAACCCTTGCCGTAGACCCGAAGGCGGGAGACTATCAACAGCTGCGGAACATGGACGTGATGGACGTGGCCAGGGAGAGAACCAGCACCCCGGAACGGGTACGGTCAGAATATGAATACCTGATGCAGAAGGACAACCTGACTGCTACGGACGTAGCAACGGCGAGGCTTGCGGTAAAGTCGCTTTTCAACAGCGGAGACGTGGACGAATACACGGAATTAAACCAACGTTTGGCAAAGACGGCCACGGAGGCCGGACAGGCGGTGCAGGCGTTCAACATCGGCGGGACGATGAAGGACGCGGCAGACCCGGAATCCGCCTGCGAAACGGCCATCAAGGGGCTTTCCGGCCTGAAAAAGGAAATGACCACCTACAACGCCGAAAAGAGCGGAAAGAGCTTTGAGGATTGGAGAAAGGACGTTTCCATGGGCATCACCCGGCTTGCCATCGCCGTTGAATCGGTGGAGGACGGAGACACGGCGGGAATGCAGAAGGTAATTACACAGATCGCCCAGGCCAGAAAGACAACCGGTTTGTTCGGAAGCTCGGACAAGCTGACCTGGAACGCCCGGAGAATCCTGAAAAAGCTGGACTTTGACGACCTGAAGAAGATTGCCAACACCCAGATTGCCTCCATGCCGGACGATTTCCGGCGGCGGACGGACAGAGAAGTGATGATGGGAATCCGGAAACAGAACATCCTGACCAGTTTCAGAAGCTTTGGACGGAATATCGGCGGAAACGCAACGACGGGGCTTTTGGATTCGGCAAGCGACAGCCTGGGCGGACAGGCTATGGACATGCTGATTTCCAAATTCACCGGGAAACGGACGACCGGAAACGATTTCACCCACACGAAAGCCTACATCGACGGAGCAAAAAGCGCGGCGGACTTCGCTTCCCTATGCGTGGAGCTGAATATCCCCATTGAAACAGACGTAGACGCTTCCTATTCCGCCGTTTCTGATGGGAACAGGTTAAAGTACGGCGGAAAAACGTTCCGCTCCACGGGCAACCTGGGAATGCGGCTCCTGTACGCCTATCAGAAGTACATGAATTACGCCCTGGAGGTAACGGACAAGGTATTCGAGGGCGGCACCAACGCGGCGGTGGCGGAAAGCCTGGAGGGGCTGAGAAACTCCGGCCTGGGAGATGAGGACATTGACCGGCTGTCCCAGTTCACGGCCAACCGGCGGACGTTCAAGGACGCAACCTGGGAAGCAACGGACAAGTACGGGGACACAAAAGAACACGGTTCTGCCCTTGCCCGATACGGCAAGAAGGCAAAGAAAGGCTTATCCGGAGACGGAGCACTGGGAGCGGCCGGAGAATTTGCGGCAGATTCGGCCATGCCCTTTGTGGGAACGACCATGAACGTAACCCAGACCGGCGTGGACTACAGCACCGGCGTAATGAAAAGTCTGGGCGAGCTGGCCTCCCTGATCCACGACGCAAAGCAGGGAAAGTCCATTGACGTGAACCGGCAGCGGCAGGTTGCCTCGGACTTTGGCCGGGGCGTGACCGGCCTTGCCCTGATTGGCGGCTTTACGGCACTGGCGGCAAAGGGAATTATCCGGGTATCCAATGCCGACGACAAAAACAAGAAGGCACTGGAACAGGCGGACGGCCTGAGCGGGGCACAGATCAACTGGTCGGCGGCAGCCAGGGAAAGCACCGGCGGGGATACCAAGTGGCAGGCGGGAGACGTAATCAGCAGCCTGGACAGTCTGGAACCGTTCAACACCCACATGTATCTGGGGGCGGAATTGGCGCAGGAGGACGACATTCAGGGAATGCTGAAAGCCCTTCCGGGCGCAACGGCGGAATCGGTTTTCCGGGCTTTTATGGACAGCCCCATGGTGACGGGACTGCAAAATATCGCGGACATGGTTTCCGACATCAGCGACGCGGTGGAAGCCAAAGACCCGACGGCGGCGTTTGGAGCGGTTGCAAAATACGCCGGGGAAACGGCATCCAGCTTCATTCCCCAGATCGTCAAGCAGGGGGCGAAAGCGGCAGACGGATACTACCGGGACACCAGAGGCCAGACGGCGGCGGAATACGCGAAAAACGCTTTCCTGACCAACGTTCCCGGCGGCGCACAGGATTTGCCGAAAAAGATTTCCGGCCTGGGCGAGGAACAGAAGCGGGGCGGCGTATATGCCAACCTGTTTGACACGACAAACAGCCAAATCTACCAGCCAAACGCAATCACGGAATCTTTGGGCGCACTGTCTGACGCTACCGGCGGGCAGTACGACAAAGAAATCTACCCGGAACGGCAAGCCCCCATGCAGGTAAAAAACGCCGCCGGGGAGGCGGTGGAGCTGGACGGGGCACAGCGGGAAACCTATCAACGGGAGTACGGCGGGAAGGTATCGGAGTACTACGGTGCCCTGATGAACAATCCGGACTATCAGAAGCTCACGGACGAGCTGAAAGCGGAAGCCCTGAAAACCGTCAAGGGATACGCGGCGGACTACGCCCGGGCGGCAGTGACGGACTACAAGGAGGTGAAAACCGGAACCGCCGAGGAAATCGGAAAAGAGGCGGTCATGGACGTGGTTACAAAGCAGATGGCAAGCGGCATCAGCGACATGCAAAAGGTATGGGACTACGGCTATGACGAAAAGCCGGCGAAAGAGACCCTGGAAAGCGCATACGACACCTATAGCAAAATGACCGACAGCCAGAAAGCGGCGTACAAGGAAAACGTATCCGGCGATACGGCAAAGTATCTGGAGGCGCGGGAAGCCGGGGTCAGCACCACGGCCTATCTGAAAGTGCTGGACGCGGTGAAACACGCCGACGGCACGGGAAACAGCGCGAAATACCGGGCGATCACCAGCGCAAGTATCAGCGAAAGCGCAATGGATAAGCTGATGAAGGCTTACATGCCGGACTATGACCCGGAAAACCCGAAATCCGACAAGACAGAGCTGAAATATGACTACGCACGGAAGGAACTGGGAATGACCCCGGCGCAGTATGCACAGGCCTATGAAATTTACCAAAGCTTCAACGGCTACGGAAAAGGCAAGGCCAAAAAGCAGCGGGAGGCACTGGCGGAGATTTACGGCGCGGACATGGCGAAAAAGCTTTGGAAGCTGTACGGCGGAAAGCTTGACGTGGTGGACTGGTGGGAAGAGCAGCAATAACACAAAAAGCCGCCCCCGAAATGGGGGCGGCTTTTGCTTTATGATTCCGCAAACATGTAATTCCCGTTTGCCTTGTGTGCATCATTCCAGGCGGCGACAACTTCAACGGCCGCTTTCTTGCTAGGCATGATATTGGCGTTGTAAAGATTGCCCGGTTTGAACTGAAGTCTTCTTACCAAGTTTTCGTTTTCCGAAACAGGAAAGGCAAAAGCACAATACTTTCCGTTTGCCTCTACATCTGCTGCAATCCAAAAGTTTTTCATCGTTTTATCTCCTTTCAATGGGGGACGAAAGCCCCGCTTATGCGGTCAGGCCGGTTTCGATTGCCCGGAGGGCTTGCAAGTGCTGCTCCGTGTTCCGGGCGTACCAGCATTGCTTTTTATTATGCCAGCGATACCCGGCGGCTTTCAGGGCGGTTCTGGTGGCTTCGGCGGGCTTGCCGGGGAAATAAACCTCTACGCCGTCAAACTCAGGGACGAAAACCACCCGGAGGGAATCGGCTTTCTTTTCTTCCGGCTTCGGCTCGGCGGGTTTGGCGATCCGGGCGGTTTTGGGGACAAACTGAACGTTATCCGTTCCGCATCCGAAGTAATAGAAATTGACGTGAAAATAATCGATCATGCCGTCGCAATCCTCAAAATTGTAAGACTGTACATAGCCGTCCACCGCTTCCACGGCGGCCTGAATCTGTTCGGAGAGCACCCGGTAAAAGCTGCCTTTGGTTTCCCAAATGCGTTCAAACTCGGCTTTCAGCCCGGCATCTGTCCAGCTTGTCGGGGCAAAAACGCTATTATACTCTGCCTTGCGAATGACGGTGTTCTTTTCTTCCTCGGTCAGCTCCTCAAAGTCCTTATAGACCTTACAGGGGGCTTCCTTCAGGTCAACGTGGAGCTCCTGACACATGGAAGCGTAGGAGGTGCGGACGCTGAACTTATAGGTGGGGAACTGCTCCTTGATGAACTGGCGGACAAGCTGGGCGATCTCCTTTAAGCTGCGGGCGGAATCGTAGTTGCTGCCCTTCCAGCCGTTGGCGGTGTAGAACTCGCTGCGGGTGCTCTGGGCGGTCTCGGCGGTGGGGGTTTCGGCGGTGCGGTTATAGGCCAGCTTAAAGGCGGGGAAAACCGCGTCGTACTCGGCATTGATGGCCTTCATGGTGGCCTCGCCGCCGCCCCGGTCGGGGTGGTTGGCCATTGCCAAGCGGCGATATTCTTTCTTAAGCTCGTCCAGGGTGGTACAGGTGGTGAAGTATTTCATGGTGTGATCCTCCAAATCTGTTGTTGTTTGGTGTTTTGCTTTGTGCCTATATCATAGCACCGTTAACTGACATTGTCCAGTGGCAATGCTGCACAATGTTAACGGTTATATTATGTGAATTTTGTACGTTGACGGTTATGATGCCGCATGATACTATAGTATCGGAAGGATGTGATAGTATGGCAGTGACGGAAGCGCACACTAGGGCAAGCGTCAAATATAACAAGGGGCGGGACAACATCATGATCCGCCCGACCAAAGAAGAAGGCCAGCAGATACGCCAGGCGGCGGCGGACGCGGGGCAAAGCGTGCAACAGTATATACTAGACACGCTGCGCAAGCGGCGGGAAGCCGAAGAAGCGTAAAAAATCCCCCAGGCCGGAAGGTCTGGGGGATTGCTTTCTATTTTTGGCTGACTGCTCTATTCATAAGTTCGCGGGCTAAACCTGATTTACTATCAGCTTTTTGCAGCAAATCAAATAATTGCGGGTTCTGGTTTCTATTGACCTTTACGAGGACTTTTAGCACATTTTCTTTTTCCCAGGACGATTTCGCTTGACTGTCCGGCATTTTTTCACTCCTTTATGGCGGGGCCGGGAAAACCGGCCCGACCTTTTTACTCCCCGTCAGATTTAGTGCACTTTGGGCGGAATTGCGGGTCTCCACTTTCGACCCAGAGGATGAAATCATTGATTTCCTTCTCCGTCCATCCAGCGGCGCGCAATCCTAAGATAATGCGGGATGCTTCCTGCATGGTCATTTTGTTTTTCCTCCTTTCCTTTGGGATGGCTTCACTATATCATGGGATATCCCATTTGTCAAGCCCTTTTTTCGCATTTCCCAAAAATATTTTCATGCGAGGCGCAGAGCGTCCGCCAGGCCGGCGCAAATGCCGCCCAAATGGTAAATCATTGCCTATATATTGTATAGGCCGCACAGGTCAACCAGCAGCCCCACAGTGGCATATACGGCACGACACGCAAGCCCCACAGGGCAGGACAGCACACCACAGCACCGGCAGACAAAACGCAGGTCGATATAACTTTTTTTGCCAAGTCCGCTTGACATCAGGGCAAAACTTTGCTACCATTCATTTTAGACGGAAAAGTTCTGGTTTTGGGGGTGTTTTCCATGGCTGGCAACGCAAACAGCGGCTACGCAATCGCTTTTTGCATGACCGAGCAGGAGCTAAAAGGCAAGGTTGATACCTTTCTGCGGGACTACGCGGACGGATCACACGGGATTGTTACATGGCCTATGTTTTGCGCCTACATCGGGTACTCCATCCCGGAGGTGCGGGAGTGCTACCAGCGGGGCAAAAGCAGCAGTAACGCATACAGCGGACGGGCGGTGCTGCTGGACAGGATGCGTACCCAAGTAGCCGCCTTGACGCTGGCAACGGGACGCAATCAGGCCACCATAGCGGCAAAGGAGGCAGGGACGGACTATTTCACCCCGCCAGGGCAGGCGCAGGCCGTGCCGCCTATCGTGGTGCTGTTTGGCAACGGGGACGGGCGTTATATTGATGCCATCAAGTAGCGATCAGCCGCGAACGCAACAAAATAAGTATTTTGTGGCGTTTATTCCGGGGTTTTGGGGTATCTGTTGGGCATTATGACGGACAATGTTACAGATTGGCCATAATTCCACGGGTGACGGACAGCACGGGCTATTATGGTATGGCCTGCCCCTGGTGGTGCTGGCCTATAAGGGCGGCTCAGATTTTTTTTGTGGGGTATATTGATAGGGGCTTGATAATCAATCCCCACCCCACGGGGAAGCGGAAAAACGGGCGGATGCGCTTATGTATGTATAGATATATATCGCATGGGCACGATTTGAACCCCCAAGACCCCCTCCGGTCTCCGTTTTTCAAAACTTCGGTGTGATTAGTACAAGTAATTACTACTCAGATAGTAGGATACTACTCAAAAGTAATTACTTAGTATATAACTCAGTTAATATACTTTCTACGTTATTATCTACTATCTACTTATACAGAGTAAGTATTATATTATATATATTATAATAATACTATATAAGCGGTAACGAGAAAAAAGAAGCGCAGGGGGGTATCGGAAAAAGGGGCGGGGGTGCATAGAAACCGGCTCCTGAAAAAATCAAAAAAAGAGAATTTGAAATCCCGCACAGAAGAAAATATGCCGATGTAGCACAACAGGCGGTGCACCGGGCTTTGACCCGGCGGGTGCTGGTTCGACCCCAGCCATCGGTGCCAGGCTGTATCATGCAGCCAAAGGTGCGTTTCCTTTCTCTCAACACGGCGGCGGTCTGCTGGAACAGCGAGGCTTCACCAAATCGGTCAAGGGTCAGGGTTAAAGTCCCCTCTGGATCGCCGTCCAATACGGAGCAGTAAGCATAACAGGTACTGCGGCGGGTTGCTACCCCGTTCACGGATGGATTTCCGTGTGCAGGTTCAAGTCCTGCCTGCTCCGCCAATTCTGAAACATGGGAGGGGAATATGGAAGTCAATAAAAACGGTTTTCTGATCTGTCCGAAGTGCGGAAAGAAGACCAACACGAAGGTAGCACCTACCACGGTGCTGAAAGACTTCCCCCTGTATTGCAACAGGTGTCGGGAAGCGTTTCTGATAAGCTACAAAGCCAGAGCTTAGAGTCAGGGCAATGTCTGAAAAAGACATTTGCTTTGGCTCTTTTTTGTTTGTCTGCAAGGAGGTGGGGAAGACGGCAGGGGCACAATACGATGAAAAGAACAGCATAATCGTTGACCTGGGTGCTCCGAACTCGGAACCACAGTGGAAGTTTTTCCTTTCCACATGCAAGTACACCTGCTACGGCGGCGCGCGAGGCGGCGGCAAGTCCTGGGCAATTGTCCGGAAATTCCTGCTGCTTGCGTTCAATTACGCCGGAATCCAGATTCTTGTTGTCCGGCGTGAGTATGACCAGCTTGAGAACCCCATTATCCAGCCTGCCTTGAAGCTGCTCCCGGAATCGGTGTATTCGTACAATAAATCGGATCACCTTCTGACGCTGATAAACGGAAGCAAGATCAAGTTCTCCAACATGCCGGACTATGGAGCGGCAGTCGAAGGAAAATTTCAGGGAAATAACTGGGACGTGCTTTTCATTGACGAGGCAACACAATTCCTGGAGAGCGAGTTTCGAGGTCTGGCGGCGATTGTCCGTGGCGACAACGAGTTTCCGAAGAGAATCTATCTTTCTTGTAATCCAGGTTCGGTCGGCCACTTTTGGGTCAAACGACTTTTTGTAGACCGGGATTTCCGGGGAACCGAGAACCCGGATGATTACGTTTTCATTCCCGCTACGGTGGATGACAACAAGAACATCAATAAGGACTATGTGGAGCAGCTGGACTTGCTTCCGGAGGACGTGCGGCGTGCACACCGGTTCGGTGACTGGAACGCTCTGAGCGGCGTGTACTTCGAGGAATTCACGGATGGCATTCACACCTGCAAGCCCTTCCCGATTCCGGAGAAGTGGAACAAGTACCGCTCCATGGACTACGGCCTGGACTGCCATTTCTGTATCTGGGTAGCGGAAGATCCCAACGGGCGGTGCTACGTCTACCGGCAGTATAAAATGTCCGATCAGATCGTGTCAGAGGCGGCCAGGATGCAGCTTGAGCTGACCCGGCACGATGAACTGATAAACTACACCATTGCGCCCCCGGATTTGTGGGCAAGAAACCGAGAAAACGGAAAATCCCAGGCAAACACCTTCATGGAATGCGGCCTTGCTCTGTACCGGGCGGACAATAACCGGAAGCAGGGCTGGCACGCCTTGAAGGAAATGCTGAAAATCCGGGAGGACGGGAAGCCGGGACTTATCATCTTCGCCACCTGCGGGGCACTGATCGACAGCCTGAAATGCTTGCAGCACGACAAGACAGACCCGAACGACGTAGCCAAGCAGCCCCACGAAATCACCCATGGCCCCGATGCTCTGCGGTATTTTGCCCAGACCTTCACTCTCCCCGCCGGGAACGAGGAACCGGAGACGGACGAGGAAGAAGACGACAGCACTTTGGACTATTACAGCTACATGTGCGGAACCGGGGTTTCCAGCAGCTACATGCTGGGCTAACACATAATCTACAGCCTACCAGAGCTGAGATATACGGCCTACCAGAGCCGAAACGAAAGGAGTACAACCAATGGAGAACGAAGGAACTGAGCTGAACGAATTCAGAGACGCTTTATTTGGTGATGACGGATACCATACCGAAACGGATGAAGCCAATGATTCGGGAAGCGAAGAAACACCCGAAGTCAATGACGATGCCGACGGCGGCGAACCCAGCCAGGCCAGCGGGGAGGAACCGAAGCCGGAAGGCGAAGACAAAGGCAACGGCAAAGACGGAACAGAGGGCAGTCAGAAGCCCGACAGCGAACCCGCCCAGACCTACACCCTCAAGGTCAACAAAGAGGAACGGAACGTCTCTCTTGAGGAAATGACCGCCCTTGCTCAGAAGGGGGCGGACTATGACCGGGTAAAGGGACAGGTAGAAGAGCGGGAGAGCACCATTTCCGACCTGCAAGGGAAGCTGGACAAGCAGCAGGCTATTTTGGACGTGCTTCAGATGATCGCCGGCAAAGACGGCGGAGACCTGAGCCAGCTGACCGAAAACCTGTATGTGAACTTCCGAAAGAGCCAGGGCGGCTCTGAGGACGCAGCCAGGGCAGAGCTGAAGAATGCCAGCCTGGAAAAGGAACTTGCCGCTACCAAGGCCAAGCAGGCCGAGGAGCAGAAGCAGGAATCCGAAGACCAGAACCGGGCGCAGCGGGAAGTGGAGGAGTTCCGCAAGGAATACCCGGATGTGGAGCTGACCGATGAACTGGTTGATAAGCTGCTTCCGGATGTTCAGGGAGGTATGCCGTTAAGTGCGGCCTACCGAAAGATGGAGCGCAGCCAGCAGGCGGAAAGGATCGCCGAACTGGAACGCAAACTCGCCGCAGAGCAGAAAAATGCCAAGAACCGCCGCAGTTCTCCCGGCAGTCAGCAGGATTCCGGCGGAAAAGCAACGCACAGTGAAATTGATTCTTTCCGACGTGCGCTATTCGGATAAACCAATTAACGAAAGGAGAAAAAATAATATATGGCTGAAACCATTCACTTTGGCGAAGAGTTCAGAAAGGCTCTTTCTGAATACTACAGCCTGAAATCTGTTACGGAGGGCGCATATAACAATGCGCTGAACGCTGAGTTCAACGGCAGCGACATGGTATATGTTTACGAAGTCGCTACGTCTCCCGTCAACAACTACAACAAGAAGCAAGACCCCTCTACCGGCTCCCGATTCGGTACTCCTACCGAGGTTGGCGACTACAGATACGCATTCAAGCTGACCCAGGACATTTCCTTTGATCGGACGGTTGACCGCGGCAATAATGACGCACAGTTCTTCATCAAGAAGGCCGGTGCCATTATGAAGGCGTATACCGACAAGGAAATTCGTCCTTTCAAGGAAAAGTACCGCCTGAAGAAGTGGTGCACGGAGGCGGGCATTCATACCGCTCTGGCGGCAGCACCCGGCAAGAGCACCATTGCGGAACAGATCATTGACCTGCATACCGCAATGATCGAAGAGGGCGTTCCGGATGATTCCGGCACTCTGTTCATCCCCAGAGCTTATCTGAAAGTCCTGAAACTCTCTACCGAGTGGGTGGAACTGGATTCTCTGGGTGGAAAGTCCATCCCCAATGGCAAGATCAAGATGTTTGACGGCCTTGTTGTCAAGCCTGTGCCGACCCGGTTCTTCCCGGATGACTGCTACTTTGCGATTTTTGCAAAAAATAGCATCATCGCCCCCGAAAAGATTAACCTTATGCGCGGCATCAAGGATTCTGAGAACATGGACGGCGACCGCTTCCAGTTCCGGTGCAAGTTCGACGCTTTCGTGCTGCCCTCTCTGTGTGCCGGTGCGGCGGTGGCCTGCAAGAAGGATAGCGTCACTCCTACTCCGTCTGTATCCATTTCCAGCGGAAAGGCGACGGTTACGGACAGCTCCAGCGGTGTTGTTTACTACACCCTTGACGGCTCTGACCCCCGCTATGCTTCTGCCGAAGCAAAGGTGTACAGTTCTGCTGTGACCGTTGCGCCTGGCGACATTTTCCGCTGCTGTGCGAAAGCGGATGGAAAGTACATGAGTGCCGCTACGAAAGATGTGATTACCTGATTCACACACACCCGGGAGGGGCTTCCCCCTCCCGGCAACGGATACGGAGGTACAAATGATTATTGCCCTTCTCATTCTCGGCGGGTTTGCGCTTTTGACCGCTGTTGTAGATTTCTCTCTGTTCCTGTATCAGAAAAAGCGCATTGACCAGCGGTTTACCGCTATGTGCAGTCTTCTGGAATCCAGCCTGGATTCCGTGCATTGTCAATTCGAGGATATGACAGAATCGGTTTCCAAACTGAGAGACGCTTTGAAGGACGTTGATGTAGGTCTTAAAAAAGCAACATTTGATTTTCGTGTAGAAATGGATTCTGTAAAAAAGGACGCTGCCTGCACGGAGGATTGTGTGTTTGCGCTGGCAAAGCAAATGGAGGAGCTGAAAAAGGCCTGCGCTGATTTGCAGCTTGACTATCAGGAAGCCCAGAAAGCGGCCTCCCGTGTGAATGATTTTGCAAGCGGCCTTGCGAATATCTTTGACTATGATCCCGTTGCCCAGCTGAAGCGGGCGAGAGAAGGGGGCAGGGCTGAGTAATGGCAAGAAAACAGGCAATCCCAACCAACGAGGAAATCCAAAAGCGTTTTGAAAAATGCTATGGATTCAACAACCAGATCGGCCTTTACGACCAGGTGAAGGTCAACGAGGATTTTTACATCGGCAATCAGTGGGAAGGCGTAGAGGCAAACGGCTTGCCTACCCCCACTTACAATATGTTCAAGCGGGTTATCAATTTCCAGGTCTCCACAATCACCTCTGATAACCTGACCCTGCGGGCACTTCCTATGCCCTCCACATCCAGGGCAACCATGAAGGACTTGGAGCGGGTATGCGAGATTGTGAGCAATCAGTTTGCGGCGATCATCAAGCGCAACCGCATTGTGGCTCTGAACCGTGAGTTCCTGCGAAATGCGGCGGTGACGGGTGACGGATGTATGCACTTCTACTTTGACCCGACCATTGAGAACGGCCAGGACGTAAAGGGCGAAATTGTCGCTGAGATCGTGGACAATCTGCGGGTGCATTTCGGAAATCCCAATTGCCGGGATGTTCAGCGGCAGCCCTACGTCATCATTTCCCGGCGGGAGCTGGTGGAGGATGTGCGCTACAAGGTGGAGACCAACCATGAGCAGGGGCTTTGCAAGATTGCAGACCCGGACGAGATTCAGGCAGATTCCGAGAAATTCCAGAATAAGTATGACAGCTACACGGACGATAAGGTCACGGTGCTGACCTATTATTTCCGGAACCGGGATACCGGCACAATCTGGTGCATTGAATCCACGGAAAAGGGCATTATCCGGGATGCCTACGACACGGAGTACACCCTGTATCCGCTGGTGTGGCTGAACTGGGACTATATCCGGGACTGTTACCACGGACAGGCCATGGTCACGGGACTGCTGGCAAATCAGAAGTTCATCAATAAGATGTTTGCGCTGGTGGGCATTTCTCTTCTGACCACTGCCTTCCCGAAAATCGTCTACGACCGGAACCGGATCAAGAACTGGGACGGCAGAGTGGGAACCTCTGTCGGCGTAAACGGCAACGTTGACAACGTTGCAAAAATCATTGACGGTGCAACAATCAGCCCTCAGATCGCCCAGTTTATCGAGCTGTCCTTTGACAAGACCCACTCCCTTCTGGGCGCGTCTGACGTGGCTATGGGCGATTCCAGGCCGGATAACACTTCTGCCATTATCGCCTTGCAGAGAGCGGCCAACACGCCAATGGAGCTTACGAAGCAGAACGACTACAAGTGTCTGGAGGATGCCGGTCGTATCTGGATTGATATCATGACGGTGAAATACGGAACCCGTATGGTGGAAGCGGCAATGGACATGGACGATGTGGGAGAGCAGCCTCTCGGCATGGAGCTTCCGAAGCAGAATTTCACGGTTCCGTTCGACTTCTCTTCTCTGCGGGAAATGCAGATTTCCATCGAGCAGGAGGTGGGAGCGTCTTCTTACTGGTCGGAAATGGCCTCCATGCAGACCCTTGACAATCTGCTCATGAACGGTCTGATTACCCCTGAGCAGTATGTGGAGCGGCTTCCCAACGGATACATTTCCAAAAAGCAAGAGCTTCTGAACGACTTCCGGGCGGCACGGGCAAACCCGATACCTGTAGAGAGCGAGGGCACAGGGATGAGCACGGAAACCACCTCCGAGGACATCCCGGTTCACGGTGGAAGCGGAAACGGCTCTGTCCAGCGGGCATTAAATCGAGAGGGGGTGGCGTAACCTATGGCAATTGAGAAACTGAGTGCTGACCTGAATATCATTTCCAAACTGGGGGATTATCCGCTTGCGGATGACGGTCTGGAACCGGATCAGTTCAAGGCGAAGTTTGACGAGGCGGGAAAACTAATCAAGCAGTACATCAATGAGGTTCTGGTTCCTTCCGTGGACGAGCTGGTAGACGTGGACGCTCTTCTGAGAGGAATTCTGGATACCACGCTCACGAAAGCGGACAAAGCGGCAAACGCCAAGGCAACCGGCACTGCGCTGAACACCCATAACGCAATGATCGGAACGGTGCTGGAAAACGCCTATAACTGCGGTGACTTTGTAATTCCGGGCGGGAATGCGTTTGCTTATACCATTTCTTCCATTGCCTCCGGAACCTATTGTGTCGTAAAAAAAGGACAATTTATCATGCAGGGGAATCTTGTAAAGATGTCTGCTGATAAAACGCTTCGCATAACCTACGCAACACTGGGCACATATCGAAATGACCTGATTGTTGCCAGAGTTGTGAGGGATTCGGACGGTGTGGACACTGTTTCTGCCGTGATGCTGGCCGGAGAAACGTCTATTACCGCTTCCGGTGCAAACGATCCGGAATACAAGCGTGACGATATCAACTCTGGCGCAGCAACACGAGATATTCCGCTTTATCGGGTGCGAATTCGTGGAAGTGATGCAACCATTGAGAAGCTTTTCAACGTAGAAAATTCGGTGGATATCACGCTTTCTAAGAATGGATGGGGCAACACCGCACCCTATACGCAGTCTGTGACTGTCTTTGGCTTGGCTGATAAGCGAAAGCACTCTGTGATTGCAAAGCCAACCGGAACCAATGAGCAGCGGCTTGCCATGCTGGAAGCCTGTTCTTGCGTCAGTTATGCGGAGCGTGACAGGCAAACGCTTACATTTACCTGCCTGGAAGAGAAGCCGGACGTGGATATTTACGCAACTGTGGAGGTGCGGTAATGGGTGAGATGATTCCGTTATATGGGTTCAAGGGCAGAAATGGAGCTACTTTGACAGTCACTGCTCCGGCAGGAACTACGGTAACGGTGAGCAAGGACGGAAAATCTAAGCTTCCTAAGTTTTCGGATGGTGCTGTGGTGTTCAAGGGGCTTTCTACCGGCACATGGACAATTACCATTACCAACGGCACGGATACGGCCAGCAAGAACGTGGAGATCAAGGCGGACTACGAAGCGGATATCACCTTCTTTACGGCAACCTTGCACATTTCCTACCCTGCTGGGGCGGTGTGCAAGGCCACGAATGGAAGCACCACCCTGACCGCACCGGACACCTCCGGCACATGGGCGTGTACCGTGGACAAGGCGGGCACCTGGACGGTCACGGCGGGAGACCTGACCGAGACTGTCACCCTGAACGCAACCGGGGAGACAAAGACCGTGATCGTCGGCCGATGGATCGTGAAAAACGGCGTACTGACCGACATCGGCCTGACCAATCCGCTGATTTCCGGGCGCAAAGTGACACAGACCCAGGAGACCGGCTATGTCGCCATTAAAAACGCCCAAAGCCTGGTCGCCGGTATCGCCACCGGCAAGACGCTGGATTTGACCGCCGCCCGGAAGATCGTGGCCGACATCGACGTGACTACCGTTGGTGCCAGCAAGGACTATACCCAGTACGACGGTATCAACCTGGTTACATCTAAGGCCATTTCTGCGGCGGACGTGACAAAATCCATTGCCAATATGACCGCGTATCTGGATGATGACCACATTGCCAACACAACCGGGCGGAAGACCCTGGAGCTGGACGTGTCCAGCCTGACCGGAAGTCATTACGTTGGATTTGCCATCGGCACGAAAGGCGCGTTTAGCGTGTACAGCTTGTATGTACTGTAGGGGGGGTATTGTTGTGAAAACGCTGGCAAATCTGCTGTGGCTGGTGGTGCTGACCCTGACCATGGTGCTGATGCTGCCCGTCTGGATTGTTTGTATTGTGCTGGGATTGGATGGTGGTTGCGATGATTGATGCAATGATCTATGATGTGGTGCCCAGAGCCGGGGTCATCGACTTGGGGAAACAGGTCGAGGGGCTGGTTACGCGGGTTGTCCTGCCAAATATCCGGCGTGGGGCAGGTACTGTGCATCTGGTACACCAGCGGTCGGACGACCAGAAGCCGTACCCTGTCCCCGTCACCGAAGATGGCGACAAAGTCTATTGGATTGTAACTCGGTCAGATACGGCCTTCCCCGGACGGGGGCAGGCGGAGTTGCAGTGGCTCGGCGAAAATGGTGCTGTGGCAAAATCTATTACCTATCAGACCAATACCACCCGATCCATGGCAGAACCCGGCCCGGAGCCGGACGAACCGCTGAAACCCTACACCCAGGCCGTGGCCCAGAGTGCCCAGGCGGCGAAAAATGCGGCGGCAAGTGCTACGGAATCCGCCCGGAGTGCGGAGGCCAGTGCCGGACAGGCGGGGCTATCTGCTGCTACCGCAACGGAAGCAGCCAAGAACGCGGAAGCCATCGTCGGGCAGGCAGGACAGTCTGCCCAGAGTGCCCAGGCGGCGGCACTTGCAGCCGCCCAGAATGCCGCTGCGGCGGAGACGGCGGAAGCTGGGGCAAAACAAGCCCAAACCGGGGCGGAGGCAGCAAAAACGGAAGCGCAGACCGCCAAAACCGCCGCCGAGAAAGCGGCCCGGGAAGCCAAAACCGCCCAGACGGGGGCGGTGGAGGCCAAAACCGGGGCGGAAACCGCCCAGGCCAAGGCGGAGGAAGCGGCTCAGGGCATAGCGGCAGACCGGGAGCAGATCGGGGCCAATACCGCAGGGCTGGCAGCGGCACAGCAAGACGTGACCGAATTAAAGGCCGAAAACACCGCCCTGAAGGCCGAGACGGACAGAACCGCCCGGAGCCTGGATTACCTTTGGAAAAAATCGAAGGGTATCATCTACGACACAGAGACCGTCACCGGAGCCGGAAGCAGCGTAACCGTGCCCAGCGGGGCTATGGATTACGCCGCACTGCGTATGGCGGGCGGCATGAGCCGGACGGGTAGGAATCTGCTTGATATCACACGATACACCCCATTGACGACACCATCCAACGCAATCACTACCACAGTGGATTCTAACGCTATTGTTTTTACCGTTCCGGTCATTAACGAAATATGGCAGGCATGGCGCATCACGCTATCTGATATCGGGCCTGGAACATATGTGATAACAGCCAATTTGGATTCAAGCAATGCAGATTTTACGCCGAACCTTGCTATCTACGCATACGACGGTGGTTCGGTCAAGCCCTTAGGTGGATTAACAGCTAGCGGCAAAAAAACCGTCACAATACCGGACGGGAGCGTCATGCGGCTATACTTCCACGCCACTACCGATAGTGGCGCAAAGGTGGCCAGAACTGTACGGTATACCAATGTGATGATAAGCAAAACCGCAGTGGCGTACGAACCATATACCGACAGCCTACTGGATGCCCCGGTGGACGAGGTGCGGGTTGCCAACGCCGCCGGGGACAGCACCAACACCTACCCAATCCCGCAAGCCATCCGGGATTTGTGCCCGGACTATGGCATCGGGGTATCGGCAGATTGCTATAACTACATTGATTTTGCGGCAAAGCAGTATCATCACCGGGTTGGACAGGTGGATTTGGGGACGTTGAAATTTGGAAAGCAAGATACTATCAATGGTAACTGGCGTTTCCAATCGTCTTTTAATGCCATGGTGCTGGATGCTTCCGATCTGCTAACCGCAAAATATTCATATGTTGGCGGTGGGACGTGGCGTGGCGTTTTTGGCATCGGCGCAAATGGCCATCAGTTGCAGATTTGTGATATGGCATACACAACCACTGATGATTTTGTGGCCGCTATAGCTGGCCAAACCCTATACTACGAACTAGCCACCCCGGAAGTTATCGACTTGTCCGCCGTGTGGCCGGATGATGATTTCGGCATTTTTCGAGTGGAGGCGGGCGGCACAATTAACCTGCATTATCCCGCCCTGGATGACGGCTTTGAGCTGGCCGTGCCGTCGGAAACGGAAATCATGGTAGACGTTGCAAAGGTGGTGGGAACGGATGGATGATATCGCAAAAAAGCTGGCCGCCCTGAACGGCCTGACCCAGGCCGACCTGGAGCCGAAACCGGACAACACCGGGGAGCGGCTGGACAACCTGGAAACCACCACGGACGATATTATTTTGATGATGGCGGACCTGATTGGAGGTGAAACGAAATGAAGACCCTGAGTGCCCTGAAGCTGCGCATTATGGTTCGGGCGTTCCGCGTCCGGATCGCAAATGGCGAAAGTTTCGAAGAAATCGCCGAGGACTATCCCCGGCTGACCGTGGACGACCTGGAGGCCATTCGTGCCGCCCTGAATGTGTAAGGGGGTGGGCGCATGACCACAATGCAAATCCAAAGTCTGTTGCTGTATCTGGGCTACCCGGTGGGTGCACCGGACGGGATCACCGGCAGCCAGACCCGGCAGGCCGTGACGCTATTTCAGGCGGCGGAGGGGCTGACGGCGGACGGAGACCCCGGTCAGGAGACCCAGACCGCCCTGCTGGCGGCAGTTGCGGCAGGGAGAATGTACACACCTGCCAAAGTGGAAAACGCCAAGACGGGGACGTTCTGGGACGAAATCAAGTATTTCCAGCGGGCAGAGTTCCGGTGTCAGTGCGGCGGGAGGTACTGCAACGGCTTCCCGGCAGAAATGGCCGAGGAAACCGTGCGGCTGGCTGACGAAATCCGCCGCCGAGCCGGTGTGCCCCTGAACGTCAACTCCGGTGTGCGCTGCAAGCAGCACAATGCCGACCCCAACGTGGGCGGCGTGTGGAACTCCCTGCATCTGACCGGCCAGGCCATTGACCTTGCGCCCATCGGCGACAATATTCCCGTTTCCCGGTTGCAGGAGATTGCCGAACAGGTACAGGCGGAGAAAATGCCCGGACGGGGCGGCCTAGGCCGCTATAGCTGGGGCGTACATATCGACAACGGCAAATACAGCCGGTGGACGAAATAGGGGGGAGTGCACACGGAAAACATCACGCTACCGCAAATTTGGGCTATCGTGGCCTGGACTGCTGCCGCCATTATCCTACTGGCCAACGCTGGGGAAAAAGTGGTGTGCATTATAAAGGCTCTCAAAGCCCCGGATGCCGCCCAGAATGGCCGCCTTGACGCTCTGGAGGGAGATATGATCCTTGTGAAGCAATATCTCACCAACGACAAAAAGGCGATTGACAGCCTTGCAGAGGGCGACAAAGTGACTAAACACGCAATCCTTGCCTTGCTGGGGCATGGGATTGACGGAAACAATGTAGACGAGATGATAAGCTCCAAGCATGAGCTTGAAAAATATCTTATCAACCGATAACAAGGAGGAAAACAAAATGATTAACTGGACTGTACGATTCAAAAACAAAAACTTCTGGCTGGCGGTGATTCCCGCCGTGCTGCTGCTGATCCAGACCGTGGCCGCCGTGTTCGGCTACACCCTTGATGTTGGCGACATCGGCAACCGACTGATCGCCGTGGTCAACGCCGTGTTTGGTGTGCTGGTGATCCTGGGTGTGGTCAACGATCCCACCACCGCCGGAATGTCTGACAGCAAGCAGGCAAGAACTTACATTTCTCCCAGGAAGGATTGATGCGGTAGGTGGACAAGCCCGGATTAAATCGGGTGGTCATTGACGAGTTCGACCGGCTGGCGTGTCTTACGCCGCTGGAAAAGGATGTTTTAACCACCCGTGCCGCCGGGCACTGCCAATACTGGCAATCACAAAAATATAGTGTGTCCCAAGCCACGATAACTAGGGTCGTCCGACGATTGCAGCGGAAATATGATGCAGTCAAGGGGTTTAGTGCCATACTCCCGGACGATCTGATTATTTGACGACAAATTGACGATTTTCCGACGAAAACCAGGCGAAACGATGATGATTCGTTCGCCTGGTTTTTTGTTACTATATGGGTAGAAGGTGGCCACTTCAAAAAATTTAAGGAGGAAATGTTATGGCTCTGAATTTCACTGCTGCTGACCGTGTGGGCGGTATCGGCGGCTACATCGGCGGCATTGCTACCCTGCTGAACATGGCAGGCGGCTTCAACGCCGTGAACGGCTGCTCCGAAGGCGACCATGTTGTCAACCGGTATGAGGCCGGTCAGTCCGCTGAGATTGCGGCACTCAAGGCCGACATCAAGCTTCGGGATGCCAACACCTACACCGACCAGAAGATTCTGGACATGTACCAGTATCTTGACGGTCGTCTGCGTGGTGTTGAGGGGCAGATTTCCGCTCAGGCGGTTGTCAATGCCCAGATCACCGCAAACATCAGCTGTATGCAATCTGCGCTTAACACGCTGTCCGGGCTGACCAAGACCGTTATTCCCATCGGGAATGTGTGCCCTGAACCCATGCCCGCTAAGAACAGCTGGACGGCTCCCACTGCTGCCGCTGCTGGTTAAACCAAGGGGGGCGGCAATTGCCGCCCCTATAGTAATTGGAGGTAACTATGGTTTCTAAAGAGCGATTTGTGAACGGTGTGCTTCGGTATATCGAGCGAGAAGTGCTACCGCACATGCCTGAAACAAAATCCGTGGTGGTTGCCGGTGTTGTTACCCTCTACGCAAAAAGGACACCCCAACTTTTTGAAAAAATGGAGGGCATACCTGCCGTTCAGGCAACAGGCGTTTTTGACGATGGCAAAATCGATGAGGACGCACTTTACAACGCTTTTGCGCCGCAGATTCGAAACCCACTGGAATTTGACATTCCGTTTGTCGGCAAGCTGTCCTTTGACCGGGCAGAGATCGACAAACTTTTGAGATACATCAAGGAGGCATAACCACATGAAAGAAATCAAACTGCTGATGGAGCACATCGAGGACGAGCTGGAAGACGCACACACCTATGCAGAGTTGGCCATGGAATACAAGCACGACGACCCGGAGCTGGCAGACCTGTTTTACAGGCTGAGCGGAGAGGAAATGAACCACATGAACTCCCTGCACAAGGCCGTGGTTTCTCACATCGAGGAATACCGCAAGCAGAAGGGCGAGCCGCCTGAGGCTATGATGGCTGTCTATGAGTACCTGCACAAGCGGGACATTGAGAGGGCGGAGAACGTCGAGGTGCTTCATGGGATGTACAAACGTTGATGCTTTATCAATTTCAACTATTTTGTATTTTACAGTGTTGCTAATTTGTTGCTAACTGGTAAAATACAAGTAGATACAACGTAATATTTTACCGCTATATCTGCGGTGTTTTGCTGGAATATACTGAAAAATACTAACAAATATCACCGCGAATTTCATGTAAACTGACTACGAATCAGTAGGTCGGGGGTTCGAGTCCCTTCTGGCGTACCACGGATAAAGCCCGGAAACGAAAGTTTCTGGGCTTTTTTCTGCGTTTTCCGAACTTTTAGACGGCTTTTGAAATCTGGCTGTTTTTCCGCGTTGCAGATTTGTTACTAACCGCATTTTTTGCGGTGGAATCTCTGACGGCGGTGACAAGATCGCTTGCCCGGAGGTGGGTATAGAGCTTTGTGGTCTCTTTATCCACATGTCCGACGATGGCTTCCAGGGAAATCAGGTCGATGCCGCCACGGATTGCACGGGTTATGAAGGTATGCCGGCAGCTGTAGGGGGTCATGCCTTCCCGGCCTATTTCCCGCATGAGCTGCGCCCAGTCCCGCCGCCGGAAATTCTCTGTGTTGCGGCTTCCGGCGTATCCATCCACAAGGAGCGTGCCGCCCTTGACTGTGGAAAGAATGGTGAGGGTCTGGTAGGCCTCCACCCCATCGGAACCGATGGGGATCACCCGGTTCTTTCCCGCCTCTGTCTTACTGCCCCAGATCATGTGATCCTTGCCGCAGTTGGCAAGGGGCACGGTGAAGAGTTCGCCGGGGCGGCATCCGGAGGAAATCATGATAAGGGCAAGCTGGGCGGCAGGCAGGGAAGAGACTTTGATTTTTGCAATGTCTTCCTCTGTGAAGATTTCCCGTGTGGATTTCTGGCGGGCTACGGTGGTCAGGTCATCGGCGGGGTTGCTGTGGAGAATGCCCTCCATCTGGGCATACTCGCAGACCTGGCGAAGCATCGTCCTGAGCTTATTACAGGAGGACTTGGAAAGCCCCTGCTCTTCCAGGGCAATGACGGCGGCCTGGTAGTCAGACCGGCGCAGGGAGCGCATTCTCTTGCCGTGGAGGGCTTCACACTGGGTATAGGCCAGCTCGTAGTTCTTCAGCAGCTTCTCGGAAACCTCCCGGCCATGCTCCCGCACCCACCTTTCGTAGACCTCCGAAAAGGTCAGGTTGTAAAGCTCGTTTATTTGAGTATCCGTGAGCCGCTCCAAGGCTTTCAGTGCCTCCGAGCGGGTCTCGAAGGTACCGATGAGCACATCGTTTTTGCGAGCCATCCAGGGCTTTGCACGGTTTCCGGAAAGGCGGCAGATCGTACCGGTTCCGTTTGCCCGCTTCCGGTGCTTCCGCTCCTGGGCGGTGAGCCGCTTGCCGCACCATGGGCAGAAGGCCGCCTCGTCCGGGGCGGCCTTTTTGCATTTGGGGCAAATCATTTCCTCCGCCCCCTTTTCACAATGGCATAGGCCAGATACAGGCAGGCGCAGACCGCCGCCAAGACCCCGATGACGATGACCGGGGAAACGCTGTCCTGGCGAATCAGACCAACGGAGGGAGCCAGAGCGTCCAGCCGGACATAGGCAGCCAGCGTAAGGGAAAGGGATATACAAAGACCGCACAGGCCATAGATGAGGGGCTTACGCTCCTGAATGCCTGTGCGGTAGATGGAGACCTGTTCCTCGGCCTTGGAAAGTGCCATCTTGGTTACGGCCAACTCCTGGCGCAGCTGGGAATCGGTCTGGGGGTTTGAGATACCGAACAGGAAATCCAGGCTTACATGAAAGAGGATGCAGAAGGCAGCCACATGAAAGACGCTGGGATTGGACAGGGAGCCGGAGAAGAACTTGCCCACGGTGTGCTCCGGCACGCCGGTAGCCTGGGCGATCTGGGGGTAGGTGTAGTGCTGACGTTCCTTCTCCTCCCGGAGGGCGGCGGGGAGATGGTCACATCGGTCAGAAATGTCTTGTAAAATCATGGTTGCACATCCTCTCTCACTGGTTTTGCCGGGAAAGCTTGCCAAATAAGGGAGAAGCTTCCCGGTTTGTGGGTTTTCCAAAATCTGAATTTATGGTAGGGTTTTCTCAGCGGCCAGGGACACCGCACTTCCGGCGGCACGTCCGGCTTTCCAAGTGGCACTGGGGAGCCGGACAATTCCGGGGAGGGCGGGGTCAAACAGTCCGCTTTATTGGACACAACAGGGGTATAATGATATTAGAACATATATTTGAATATAAGGAGGATACAAAATGGGGCGGGAGCAAAAGCTGGAATGGATACGGCGGCGGCTGGAAGACAGCAGCCTGAGCGAGGTCATCATCGACCTGATATACGGTATCCTATCCTGAAGAAAACCGGGGATGGCCATTGACGGCTGTCCCCGGTTTTCTCATTTTGGGAAGTGCCGCCGGAATACCTCATACATGATGGCGATTTCCGCATCCGTCATATCGCCCAGCAGTTCGGTGAAGAACTTCACGGATTCCTCCGGGTCACGGGTGGCGGCGTTTCGGACGATCTCGCCGATCTCCTGCGCCCGTGTCTTGGGAAGGAACATATTCCCCTGACCTGTCCGGAGCCACTGCTCGTTGACATTGAACTCCCGGCAGATAGAAACAATGATTGCATCGGATGGGGTTCTCACACCGGTTTCATAGCCGGTCACTGTATTCCCCTTGACACCGATTCGTTCTCCGAATTCTGATTGTGTCAGTCCGCTATGCCTACGGACATCTCGAATACGTTCTTGCATGTGCATCACCTCCCTTGCACACCTATATGATACTCCTGAAAACTCGCATTGTCAATATTTATTTTGAAAAATGCGAAAATAAATGTTGACAAATATCGCAAAGAGAGTTAATATAATCGCGTAGTCAATCATTGGTTGGGAACACGCCAGCGGCGAACCAAATGGCTCCGATAGCATTTTCGTAGTCCTCTTTTGAATAACCGCCGTGTTTCTTCTCATTTTCATAGGCTTCTACAATTTGGTATGCTTCCGCCGGGGTTACTCCGTAATACTCCCTGACGGCACGCGCAAGATCAATGATCGAGCAATCACCGATTGTGTCCCGTTCCCGCTGAACGGCTTTTCCCTCGTCAAAGCCGGTGGAATAGCCCTCGCCGTAGCCGGTCTCATATCCGCTATTGTAGGCCGCTTCCTTATCAGCTTCCTGATTTTTGGGGACGCTGCAATACACCGCATAAATTATTCCCGCAATCAGGAAAAGCGCACACAGGATTTCCAGATACTTATTCAGTGCTTCCCGCTCCAAACCATCAGCGGTAGCAACTTTGAAGAGAGCGGCATTGGCTTCCTCTTCTTTTCCACGGACGAAATGCTTTTCAATCAAGGCGGCACAATCTGAAATGTTTTGCTCATTTCTGCCCCATGCACGATATCCGATCAGCACGGTGAACGCATAGGAAAAGAAAAAGCCATAACGCATCATAGGCGGTGCATAGGTCACTACCGCCCAGGAAGCGGCGGCCAGGATTGCGGCATGCCGCAAAATCGAACCTATGTAGACGCTTTTGACACTCTTCACATAGATGCAATCGCTGTATGGCTTTAGCTTCTGCGCAATTGGTAACCCACAGAACAGACAGCAGCCAATTGTTGTAATTGATGCAGAAAACAGATTTCCAACAACCCATGCTATGGCGAATGCGCCCATATCAATCAGATACTCCATAAATAACCCTCTCTTTCTTATGTTAAAGCAATGCAAGCTTTATCCATCCAAGGACAAACACGGCGGCAAGTGCCGCATGACACCACGGGTTCAGGTCTTTGTTTTCCAGTAAACCGCCGATGACACTCTTATATGGCTTCCCTTTTATGTTGCTGGCGGCAGCATTCAGGGTATCCAAGACCAGTATCAGGCAGGTCAAGCTGAACACTACAATGGAAAGGCTTCTGTCTTCATCGATAAACGTCCTGTAAAGGAACCATACCAAGAAGGCAAAAAAGACATAGACCGATATCCCTACAATGAATTCCCATAGTTTTTTCATAAGAATCTCCTTTCAGAAATGAGGTGAAGTTAATGGACAAAAAGTTATTCTATCCGACGATGGAAAAGAGCACGGTAGAAGAGATTGACCTGGAGGCGTTGGATTTTTCCACATGGATTCTGCACGATCTGGGCTGGCTCACGCAGAAGGGAATGCTGGAAGACGCTCTGAGCCGAATCCAATATTACGCAGAGCTTGACCAGGAAGCATTTCTCAAGGCCTGTGCCAATGGATTGACGGTGATCCGGGGGCTCCTGGATGCTCTGCGGCAAACCTAGCCTGAGCGGCTTTCCGGCAGGCTTCACATTCCGGGGCACTGCTCCACTGGCCGTTGCAGCCAGTAAAGGAAGCGACGAACACTTCCTCCCATATGGTGGAGCGAATGTAGACATCTTCTGGTCTGCCGGTAATCGGACAATTTACCCGATAGGTTGTTTCTTTTGTACTCATAAGAAAGTCCCTTTCAATAAGATGGAGGTGAAGTTAATGCTGAAGTTAAAGCTAGTGTTAATTTTTTTAGGAACTTTGTTTGGGGCATGTATCATCGTGATTGTCAAATTGCAGATTCTTGCAAAGGCTCTGCTCAGATACATGAAGGATAAGGGCTATAAGCTTCCAACGGACGAGGAGATACACAGATACTGCATAGAAATCTTTATAGAGTAATTTCCGGCAGCGTCACGCGGATTTGCGCACAAATGAGGAAGCCGTTTCCGGCTATGGACTGGTAGCCATAGCCCTAGACGGAGGTACGGTGAAACGGCATGAGGGCTGTAACGAAAGATTCAGCGAGCGAACCTGCGATCCCTGTCATAGCGCCCCACCCCCTTTCACCGTTGATTGCCACATTCCGACCGGAATTTCTGTGACAAACCCAATCTAACACAATCCCGTTTCGATTTCAACCGAAACGTTTGTGCGCAAATCCGCGTGACGCAAATACATTTATCTTTTTGGAGGTGACATGAAATGTCAGAAGAAATCACTAAGCAGGTGGAAGACCTGACCCGTGCCATTGAGGGCAACGAGCGGGCAAAGGCATTCCTGGACGGCTTCAAGCACGGCCTGAGCGTTCGGGAGAGCAGCGAGGAAGGAGGCAAGGACAATGAGAATGACGCTTGAGGACGTGGTGCAGGAGCTGCGCCGACACGGAATCTCCATGTCGAAAAAGACCCTGGCTGACGGAATCAGCCAGAGGGTCTTTCCCTTCGGGCAGGAGATCAGAACCGGCAAGACCGGAAGAAGAACGTTTATCATTATGAAGGCCGACTTTGAAAAGTGGCTGGAAGAGAAGGCATGAAAGGAGAATGCGATATGGCAAAGTACAAAGTTGGGGACAAGGTGCGGATCGTAGACCACCGAACCTTTCTCATGAACAGTTTCGGGGAAATGGACAAGTGGCTGGGAAAAGTCATGACGATCAGGAGCGCAGGCTACTCTTTTCCCACATACCGGATGGAGGAAGATTTCGGCGAAAAGGTTTTCCGGGTGGCGAACTCTGATACTTTCGGCGTTGACCGGTATGTCAGCCTCAGAACCGGTCTGCTGCAATCTGTGGCCGACTGTGACGTGAAACCGCTGTGAAGGGGAGATTTTTATGGACACTCAGGATATTTTCAAACGCAACCTGGAATATCACCAGAAGGAAAAGGCCGCTCAGGCGGCAGACCGGGCACTGGAAGCCTACGAAGTGGAAATGATCTCCGGCATCAACGCCCACCGGGCGGCCAGAGCCGCCCAGGCAATCAGCCGGGAAGAGCTGATCGCCGAGCGGGTGGCGGCTGACAAGGCCGCACGGGAGGACATGGAGCGGGAATACAAGGCTTTCGAGGCCATCAAGCAGTACATTCTGGTGTGCCTGGCAATCCTGTGCTTCGCCGCTTTCAGCCCCTTCCCGGTGTGGGCGGCAATTACCTTTTGCGTGGCCAGTGCAGTATTCCCGGCGTCGTACATTTTCCGGCTGTACTACCCGATTGAAAACGAAAGTGAGGACTGAACCATGGACGAAAAGAAAGCAAGAAAGGCGATCACCGACATTCTTCTGGACATTGGCGCAGGAGAGCACCTGCTGGGCTTTTCCATGCTGGAAGACGCTATCCTGGCCTGGATGAACGGCAAACACCAGCATATCTACAAGACCCTTGCCGTCAAGCACGGCTGTACCGCACCTACGGTAGAACGGAGAATCCGGAGCTGCATCCATTACGCCTTCCAAAACAGCAACCAAAGGGTGCTGGACGGCTATCTGCACGGAACGTTCTCGGCCTGGAGGGACAAGATCCCAAATTACGTTTTCTTCGCCCGGATTGCACGGGCGGCGCAGGAAAAGCTGGAATGGGGTGAGATCGATGGAATTTAACGCCCCTTACACCCAGGCAGAACGGCGGGAATCCACCTGGGATAAGTACCTGGCACGGCTTCCCCATTGCGCCCGGTGCGGGCGTCCGATAGCTGAGCCTATGGTTCTGTGCATCGAGGCAGATGACCGGAAGGATTACTACTGCCCCCGGTGCATCGAGAGCATGACAATTTTTAATGAGGAGGCGGAAGTCTGGTGAGCTATCTGAATCAGTGCCCCGACTGCGGGGCGGCGTTAGACCCCGGCGAGAAATGCGACTGTCAGGAAACAGAGCTGCCCGCTATCGTATGCACCCAACCGCCGGTGATCTCCGAGAACCTGACGAAATTCCGGGTGAGCATCGAAACCCTGACGGCAGATATGGACAGCCTTCCGGTGAACGACGAAAGCCTGAAATACCTGAAGGGCATCCGGGCAGACCTTGCCAAGGAGTTTGACCGGCTGGAGCAGGAGCGGAAGACCGCAAAGAAAATGGTCATGGCTCCCTACGAGGCCGCCGAGAAAAAATACAACGACTACATCAAAACCCCCTACACCGCCGCGGATCAGAAGCTCAAGCGGTGGATCGACGGCTACCAGGACAAGCTGAAAGCTGCCTGCATGGATACGCTGAAGGCCTACTTCACGGAAGCCTGCCAGGCAAAGGGCATTGACTTCATTCCCTTCTCCCGGTGCGGGATCGTGGTGGATATGGCAATGGCCAGACGGAAAGACCTGGCAAAGGTCATGGAGCGGATCGACCAGTGCATTGCCGCCGTCCGGCAGGACATGGACACCATCGTTGGCATGGAGAACGCCGAAGAGGTCATGGCGGAATACCGGAAATATCCGGTGCTCTCCGAGGCGGTTCTGACGGTATCCCGGCGGAAGCAGGAGCAGGAAGCGGCAAAGGCCTATGTCAGCCAGCAGAAGGACTTCGAGCAGAAGAAGCAGGAGGCCATGGCTAAGCTCCTGGAGGCCGCTCCTGAGCTGAAACCCAAGGAAGAGACCTACACCACCGCATTCCGGGCAACGGGCACTCTGGCCGCCCTGAAGGCCATGAAGGCCTACGCTCTCTCCCTTGGCATTACATTAGAAAACATCAAGGAGGACAACGACAATGAGTAACGAAATGAGCCTTTACCAGGCACAGGAAATGGCCGCGGCTTCCGCTTCCGCCCCCACAAGCAGTATGCTCTCCACCAGGGAAGCCCAGGAGGTACAGGCGGCGGTCTTCATGGCGAAGCGGTTTCCCAGGGACGAGAACGCCGCAATGTCCCGGATCATGCGAGCCTGTGAGCGGAAGGGGCTTGCCGCAAAGGCGACCTACTCCTACCCCAAGGGCGGCACAAACGTTACGGGGCCATCTATCCGACTGGCGGAAGCAATCGCCCAGAGCTGGGGCAACATCCAGAGCGGCGTGGTGGAGCTTTCCCAGCAGGAGGGAGAATCTACCTGCATGGCCTACTGCTGGGACATCGAGACCAACACCCGTGAATGCAAAATCTTCACGGTGAAACATCAGATTTCCACGAAGAACGGCATGAAGGTACTGACCGACCCCAGAGACATTTATGAGCTGGTAGCCAACCAGGGCGCACGGCGGAAACGAGCCTGCATCCTGAACATTATCCCCGGTGACGTAGTTGACGCTGCGGTGGAGCGGTGCAACAAGACGCTCCAAAGCGGCGAGCAGCGGCCTCTCATCGACCGGCTGAGGGAGATGACCGACCGTTTCCAGAAAAACTTTTCCGTGCCGCTTTCGTCCATCGAGCAGTATTTCGGATACCCGCTGAATGTGTTCACGGCAATGGACGGTCAGACATTGGCTGGCATCTACAACGCCCTGCGGGAGGGAGCCGCAAAGCGGGAGGACTACTTCAAGCTGCCGAAGGTGGCGGAGGACACGCCGGAGGAACCGGCGACACCGGAGGACAGCCCGACTCCGGCTCCCAAGAAAAAGGCCGGCAAGCAGGTGAGCGTGGATGAACTGTGAGATCATTTCCAGCTCCGGGAAGGAGGGGAACGCCGTTCTGCTGAACGGCTTCCTCCTCTTCGATTGCGGTGTTTCCTGGAAGCGGCTGAAGCCCTACGCAAACCGAATCCGGCTTGTATTTCTGACCCACATTCACGGAGATCACTTCAACATCAAGACCATCCGAAAGCTGAACCAGACAAGGCCGCTTCTACGGTTTGTGTGTGCGGCGAATCTGATAACCCCGCTTGTGACCCAGGCCAGGGTTCCGCTGGACAAGATTCTTCTGGTTCGGCCGGAGGATGAGCCGGGGAAGACCCACGATTTTCTGACCGGGACGGACATTACAATGTCCTCTTTTCATTTGCTGCACGATGTGCCGAACGTCGGGTGGATCGTAAACGTAAGCGGCGGCGAGGAACCGGGGACGGCCATGTACGCCACGGACACCCACCACATTCCCATTGCCGCACCGAGGCTTGACCTTTACATGATTGAAGCCAACTACACCCAGGAGGACATGGAGCGGCGTGTGGCGGCAAAAACGGAACAAGGGGTGTTCTCCTATGAGGAACGTGTGAAAGCGTCTCACATGAGCCTGGAAGCCGCCATGGACTGGCTCAGGGAAAACGCAGACCCATACAGAAGCAAGATCGTATTTTTACACCAGCACAAAGAAGCCAAGCCGGAGGGAGGTTCGGAAGTTGATTCCCTGGATACAGATTTACAGCAACCTGATACACCACCCGAAGACAACCAACCTTGCGGATGAGCTGAACATACGGTCTGCTGACGCAAACCCGAACGCCATAGCAGCCGGTATGATGGTTTCCCTCTGGCTATGGGCGGCGCAGAACGCCACAGACGGCGATTTAAGCAAATGCTCCGACAGAGCCATAGCGGAAGCCGCTGAGTATAAAAAGAAGCCGTCCGCATTCGTGGCGGCTCTGATAAAAACACGGTGGCTGGATGAAGACCGACACCTACATGACTGGAACGAATACGCCTCCCTTTTGCAGGATGCCGCAGACAGGCAAAAGGCGAACACCGCCGAGCGTGTCAAGCGTTACAGGGAACGGAAAAAGAACGCTGGTGTAACGCCTGACGCTTCTCCGGATGTAACGCCGGAACCGGAAGAACCGGGCGAAGATGTAACGCCGTGTAACGGTTACGGTAACGTTACTGTCACGCCAAGTAACGCCCCTACCTTACCTAACCTAACCTTACCTAACCAAACATTACCAATTTCTACTTCTATCCGAGGTGATACTAACGGGATAGACCAGGGAGGTAGTATAGGGCGGCCAGCAACCCACGGACTGCCTCACGGGACGAGACAAAACGTCTATCTGACGCAAAGAGAATATGAGACTTTGGTTTCGGATTTCGGCGAAATGAACGTAACGTTTGCCATTATCCAGATGGGGAAATGGCTGGAAGGGCAGGATAACCCGCCTGACCCTGAAAAACACTACGAGATTTTGCGGAAAAAGTTGTGGAAAGAACCGACAATACGGACAGAAGAACCGTAACGCAGAAAGGAAATGCAAGATGAAAAAGTACGAATTAACCGATGAAACCTTAAAAATTGGCGCAATCACCCTGCATCGTATAAAGGCAGTTGTAGCCTTTACGGACGTGTCTGCCGGAGAAACTGGCGGCTGGGTGGAGAAGGAAGAAAACCTAGATCAGGCCGGTGAAGCCTGGGTCTCCGGTGATGCCAGGGTCTTCGGTGATGCCAGGGTATACGGTGATGCCTGGGTCTCCGGTGATGCCAGGGTATACGG